ATTATGCGCTCATAATCACTGACGCTGGTTTCCTTGCTCAACAGAATTTTTGCTTTTGCCTCTGCCTCTGTCAGCTTTAGTTGCGTTTCGGCTTGCGACTTGGCGGCTTTGTTTCTCAGCACGCCGCCTGCAAGTTCAACCAGCGGCCCTATAAGCGCGCCGATCATTTCTTTGCACCGCCATTAAGATACAGGCCAAACCAAGCCGCACCCGCGCCAACAATGACGCTGACAAAACCAGCCTGCGCATTATTTGGCAAATCCAGCGCCATGAACCAATTGCAAGTCTGGTAGAATACAATCATGTAGCTGACAATCAGCAGGCGCGGCACGATGCGCCACGCGTCTAATCTCTCTGGTGTCATTCAAACTGTCCCTTCAATGCGTCCAATGTTTCTTTGAGCGTCGGGCCTTTGTCTTTAGCTGGGGAATATTTGCACATGAACCGAGAGGGGCATTCACGCCAAGATAGTGTTGGGTAATGCAGTTGTGTCCCGCCATTCGCGTAAACATAAACACAAATTTTTTCGCCATAGACAGTGATCCGTTTGGCAAGCTTGCACTCGGTATATTCTGGCGTTGCCACCCCAGCCAATGTGACCGACAGCACAAGCGCAAGGATCATGTCAAAAACATCCATACGCCCCAAATCATGCAAACCAAAAGCAAAACAAACAGCGCAACCGCCGCGGCAATTTCAATTCGTTGCTGCATTTTTGCGCGCCTTGCTTTTTCTGCTTCAATACGTTCCCGCTTGATCCGACCTCTTAACTTTAAGAGTTCTTCCCAAGCATAAAATCCGCGAGTTTGTATGACGATTTTTTTTAAGTTTTCTTCTAGGTCATCTGCCTTTTTCAGCGCGGCAAATGTTTCAAGTGCTTCCTCGCTGGCCGACGTAAATGGCGATGCTTTTTTCTTTTTATGCTGGCCGCGAACTTCGTCAATTGCGCCCCACATCGCGCCGACGTCTTTCATCATTGACTGCGTGTCTTTGCCTAGTTTGACGCCTGTTTTTATTGCGGCAAAAGCCGTCATGGCAATGGTAATCGGGTCCATGCTCAGCCTCGCTTATGCTTCCGGGCTGACCCGTTTTGGCACGCAATACGCCAGCGCGCGATCTCGTGGCGTCTCATATCCAAATCGTTTGACGATCATTTGCGCCGCAATCAAACAATTTGGCAAACTGGCAAACTCAACCTCTGCTATAATTTGCCGATCAGTTTTAATTCCCTGCCATAAGATAAGTACAAAAACGTGGGTCACTGCATCTTTATTAAAATTGTTACGCAAGTCAGCAAGATCGCGCCTGTGCTGGCAATGAGCACATTTTCAAGCTTTTTAATTCGCGTGAATAGCTCTTTATGTTGAATTTGAACGGTCGTTTGCAAGGCGATCATGTCCTTTTCAAGCTGAATTACGCGGTCTGAAATATCAGCCATTTGGTTTGGTCGGCCATGTTATTGTGTTTGGAAATTCTGATTGCTGTGGCAAATCACGCAATAAATTTCGATAGTTTCGCCATTCGGTTGACAGTGTGAGGTCAGTTGATGCTCTCCAATCAGTTTCAGAAAGTCTGACATTCCGTTCTAATCTTGCTGTATTTGCAAGTGCTACAATGTTTTGAGCAGGTTTGTTTTTATGTGATTCGACAGGTGGCGCAATGTTTCTATCGAAAATTACAGTTTCATTGCCATCGTCATCCCAGTAGCTTTGACCACGGTAATCGTGTTCGACAGACCAATCAGAGCCGTTCCAAACAGCAACTTGATTTTCGCCAATTTGGGGCGGCGCAACGGTTGTACTGTTTACGGGAAATACTTCAAGGCCATCAACTCCAACTTTAGTAATGTTTTTGCTAAGAAACTCATGTGAATCAGAGTCAAAATTATAAATTTCAGTCATATTTCACCTCTTATTTCAAGACCATGTTAATATTCGGTCCACCGTTTCCGACATGACTTGCCACCGTTCCTGTTATTCTCCAATAGTGATCGTCTGGAATGATTGCCGCCACCGTTGTCCTTGCTCCGGCAAAACTGTCACCAGATTCGCTAGTGCCTTTACTGTCAGCAAGAGTCAGCCAAGTCGAATTGTCTGACGAAACTTGAAAACTTGCAGTATTTCCAAATCCCGTAAATCTAGAAAAAACCATTATCGGTTCGCCTTCAGTGTTTTGACCGTTCATAGTGTTTGTTTGCCACGATTGGCTGACACCAACTCCCCCGCCACCGCCTGAAGATGCCGCCGCCCAAGTTAATCCGCCCGTATTGGCGCTTTGTGCTGTAAGCACGTAACCGTTGACGGCCGCATTGCTAACCTTTAAATTAGCTTCGTCAACGACATTATCCGCTATGACAGTTGCGCCGTCTGCGCTGCTGGTTACTTCACCGCTATGATTTGGGTGACTGTAATTGTTAGCTGATGCAGCAATGCCGTCCAGTTTTGAATGGTCTGCATCAGTGAAAACATTTGAATCGGTAGCGGCGTCAACAGCGGCTCTAATTTCAGCGTTAGTTTGATCTGCAGTTGCGCCCGTTTCTATCCCGTCCAGTTTTGTGTGATCAGCATTTGTAAAATTATTCTCGCTTAGTTCGCCATCTTGAATGGAATAAGTAGTGTCGCTGTCAGAGACACCGGCTCCAATTAAATTGCGAATTTCCCCGGCTGTAATTCCTGTTTCCAAAGTTGGTACTGGCGAAGCGCCGCCGCTGCTTATAATAGCTGGTGCTGCAGCGACAGGCAAAGTAGACCAGTTAATGTCTGTGGCGGTGCAAGTTAGAACTTGACCAATAGTTCCTTTTGAAAGTTTATTTGTACCGGTTGCATCACCAAATATAAGCGAGCCTCGAGGTATCGTTGCAAGCAGGTCTATTTCAGTTGTTGTAACCGCTGTGCCTGCTAGTTTATTAATTTCATCGCCTGTTGCTGTGATTGCCGTTGCTCCTAGAGTGAAACCGGCACTTGTAATTGATGAAATTTTGTTTGTTGATTGATCAAGCGTAAACAAATCAATCCAATCTGTATTGGCCTCATTTCGAATTTTTACAATAGTTGTAGTTGTGTCATACCAAATTTGGTTTGCGACTGCATTGTTTGGTGCAGTTGCGCCCGACGAATTGGACGCCAACGCAACTAATGCGTTATTTATGTCAGTCCGTGTCGCGGGAAACAATTGATTCCCTATATTCAAATCATGTTGACTCATATTATATTAATTCCTTCCCAAAGCCCTTTGCAACGTAATCAAAAATAACCGTATTTGTGCTGACTGCGCTGCCCGTGAAAATGTTAATCGTAAATCCAAGCCTTGTTTTGCTTGTGATTGTGTATCGGTCGCCGTCTGCTAAATTTTGGATTGACAAACTGACGCCGGGAACGAGTTGAAACGACCGCGTAAACGTTATGTTTCTGCTACCAGTGCAAGAGATATTGTTTTCAGACAACGTGACATCAGGCATACTGACCGAAGCACTTAGCGCAGATATTTGTGGGGACGCTTGCGTATTTGTGCTAGTCAATTTTATTCGAAATTCAAACGCTCGGGCAGATAAATCAGTCACAGCAAATGGCAACCAATTCGTGTAGGTTGCAACACCAGTCGGATCATCATTTGTATGACGTTCTTCCATTTGGAAACTCACATCGTCAAAAGCGTCTGGATCTCCGTCGAATAATCCAGCCCTAGCGTCAAATGTGCCGCTTGCACTATCAAATGTGCTTGTTTGGTCAAATCTGACCATTGAAACATCACTTGATATTCTTGCAGTATATTTTTGTCCTAGATCAATTTTATTTGCAAAATAATAAATACCTTCGGCAACAAAATTCCCGCCAGACTGCGCAAGCACTAATTTATTATTTGAATCTTTTATTGTGTTTGTTTTTGTTCCAAGAAAATCTGGATGCTCGCTTACTGTCGCAACAGAATCAAAATCTGATATGCCTAAATCAGCAACGACAAAACTTGCTGCGTTTACTGAAGAAATTTGTACGCTAGTTGATGAGTCCACAGCTTTGATGAAATACGTGCCTGCAGCCGCAGGCACGGTGACGCTTGACGTGCTTTTGTCAACTTGCACTAAAGCTTCCGAAAACGAAAACGTTGCCCCGCTTGTTTGATTGGAATAGCGGAGATTGTAAAATCCGACGTCAAGTCCAGCCACAGGCGTCCAATTTAAATGCAACGAAGATCCGACCACGTTCCCAGAAAAATTAGTTACATCACCCGGTGGCGTGGCTAAAGCGTCAACATAAAAATTGCTGATTTCTGTAAAACTACCTCGTATACCAAGGGCATTTATTGCCCGCGCTCGAATGTCGTAATAACCTTGAGCGACCCCAACTATTTCGGACCGCAACGTCCCAATTTCTCCGCTTGAAACAGATACATGTGAATAATTTGTTTCACTTGATTTTCTGTATTGGACCTCAACTTGATCAACTAAAACAGACGAAACAGTTACGTCAATTAGCAAAACTGTTATTAATTTTCCGCGCACTTCGCGCAATTCAGTTGATGCAGCCACCCCGACGTTTGGTACAATAAACGGAGATAATAAATTTGTGTTGTCCTGCTCGTATATCACCCCATCGTCAAATTCATCGTACACGCTCGCTGCGGTTTCTTTCAATCCCAACTCGACGCCAAAGCTTAAATTTTCGTCAAGTCCGAATGCCCAATTTTCAACTTGAAACAATTTATTTGACCAACTAAAACGTTCGTTAGTAATTGAAACGGTATCTCCAACTTGTAACGCTAAAGCTCGCATTCCAAAGCTTGCTTGAATTGAAATTTGTTGCCGATTTGACTCCAACATAATGCGCGCAATTCTGCGCGCTTCAATCACGTTATCGGTAAAAGGCAAATCAATGTCAGCCACACTTTTTTGATTATTATCTGCAACCAAAAACGCTGCATTTGTGACGGGCGGGTAATCAGTAACTTGATAATTGCTTTGTCGGCCTCGGAACGTACCCTTTACCTCGCTATAGTTATCTCGTCTTGAGTGCCGCGTCGAAACTTTTATTCCACTTCGCAAATCATTTTCGTCAAGTGACATAACCGACGTTGTAAATGACGCAGCTTTCATTCTCCATTGCCCTTGTGCGTACCACAATAAACCACACATGGAAGTTAGAATGTTTGTTAAAAGTTCGCCCGGCGTAACTTCAGTTGTAAATGCTCCGTTAGTAGTATATCGCCTACATTCAACCACACCTGTAAGCGTATTAATTATACTTTGTAAAACCGTTGGATTATAAATAAAAACAGTTCCAACAGTGCTATTTGCAGCGCCTAACAACGAGAAATCTGTATTTCCAACGGTTTTGATTTTATATTCGTGTCCAACTATCATTTTTTGAACGGACAGTTCAACAAATTGATCACAAACATTTGCAGCGGTTGCAACAGCCGTGTCATCAATTAGCGTGCTATTTTCAAGTAGCCCATAAGTTGAAACGATATAATCTCTAATACACAGAGCCGGATTGTCTGACCAACTTGTTATTGACGTACGCGGGTCATATAATTTTTTTCCTTTTATTACCGCTGTTATTTCTGGCAATCCGCTAGGAAATGCCTCCGAATCGTAAGTAAATTTAACATATAAATATGCAATTCCGCGCAGTCTGTGATTTGTAGTCCAACTCGTTGATTCGCCCGAAAATTCGGTTACAAGGTCCGCGTCCGCAACTTGATTTGCTGATCCAAAGTGTTTTTTAATTGTAATTAAGGGCGTTGCTGTAGTGACAAACACTCCGAAACAACCGTCTTCTTCGCTGCCCGAGCATGCGTTCCCCCCTGCATCCTGTCTCACATATCTGGTTGACGATTTGAGATATTTTGCTGGTGCGGTAACGTTTCCGTTAGCGTCTAGTGTCACAATTTCATCGTTTAGATAAATTTCGTCAAATGCTTCAATTTCGTGACCAGAAAACGCTAAAATCCGGTGCAAATATTTATTATCACCGCCTGTCGTTGCGTCGAAAACTCTTGCGCCAGCCACGCGCATTTTTCCGTAAATGACTTGATGATCTAGTGCTGACCCGTTTGCGGTTATCAAATAACCACGTTGTCCCGCTGAAACTTTTGGTTGTGACGTAAGCGCAGAAAGAAGAAAATTTACTGCAAAAGATTTTAAAATAGAGCCGAAAAACGTGGACGCTATGTAGCCGATCCCCGCTTTAAATCCCGCGACGCTAAATATAGTAGCTGTGACAGTCACTATATTTTACCTAAAAACTTTAAATAAACTCGCTCGGCTTGCTCAAATCCACACCTTTTTAAAATTGAGTCAAACGGGCGATGGACTTTTGTGTTTATTGTCATGACACTGACTCCATCATTTTTTAGACATTGCTCTGCAAATTTAATCAATTTTATTCCTGTCCAACCGCGTCGGGCGCTTCTTGATAAATATAAAACATCGTTTGCAGCAAAAACGTGGTCGCGGTAATGCGGATTTAGCGTGCTAATCGTAACAAAATAACCAACTAATTTAGTATTTATTCGCGCTGTAAAAATTGATAACTGACCAGATTTTTCAAGCGCTTCATAGGTTGCCCAATCTGGATTCAATTTTATTTGCTCTTTGTTAATTGCAATTTCTTTCCAATGATCCTCGATCAAAATTATAGCCTCGTTTTTGCATTGCGACAAAAACTCCTGTTGAAATTTAGCCTGCACTTCGACCCCAAATAACATCTTTGTCCTGCAAACTCTCGACGTAATCTAAACCCTTGTCATTCGGAAAAATTGATTTCTGATAGGCAGAAGTAAATCTTGCAATTCGTGGCCGTTCTAAATCTAGTAATTTGTTTTCAACTTCAAGTTGAATTGTGCTTGTTTCTACATCTTCAGATATATTCATTTGATCCATATAGCCGGAAAAAATATTTGTCAAAATTGGAACGTCAAATAGTAGCGGCGACGTACTATCAATTTTAACTCCAAAAAAAATATTGCAAATTCTGCCTTGATATTCTTCTCCAAGCGCCAAAGACAAAATTGAAGCTGGAACTCCGCTTAAAGTCAACGACACACCATTGATTGAAAGATCGGAAGTTTCTTGAATTGTAGACATTTTGAGCAATGACCCGACGCCAGCCCAATCATTATTTTGGTATGATAGCACTCCGATGCCTGTCCAAATTCGCAAAACTTTATTGCCGTCAAATAGCATTTCAACCGCAAAAAACGGTTTCAAAACATCGTTATCGAGCGCGCTTGCAAGCGCTGCGCTAATGTCACGAGACATTAAACAGCCTCTACAACAGAGAAAGTCATACCATAAATTGCAAGTTCAGTAACAGACCAATTTGTTTCGTTTTCAGACAATCGAAATACGCCTTTTGTATTTTGCACGAAAACTGCCTGATCATCAGCAATTGTTGTTCTTACAGTCGGCCAAACATCAACAGCGATTTCTCCGCTGCTGTTAGTGTTTGCATCAACCAGAACCTTAAATAATTGCTGCGAACCTCCTGTCCCGGTCTGCAAATAATCACCAGCTTTTAAATATGCTGTTTGATTTGTCGGACAAGAATCAAGGTTAATTACACTTTTGTCAGCGATAGTCCCATTTATTAAAATACTGTCTGCATCGCGTGCAGACCCGCGCGGGGTTGCCGCCAATGGATCGCCCATTTGAAATGTTCCAACCTGACCTTTCAAGGATAACAGAAACGAAATCCATTCTTCTGCTGCTGCGCGTTTCATTGGTGGCAAAGTAACATTTGCCTGCCACATTTTCCCCGAAAATTCTTGCGCCTGACCTGCAAAGGTGAAGGGCGACCTTGAATAGCTCACCGCGCTTGTTGCGGTAAATTCTATTGATCTAATTTTTGTTACTGTTGGCATCGCCAACGGGTAAATAATCGTCATGTCAGAAGCCGCCCGTATGTGCCACCGCGACGTTTCGCATCCAATACAGCTGCCTTTGCGTTGTCTGCAATTTGCGGCATCATTCCTTTGATCTCTGCTCTGACGGTCTGTTGCACGCCTGTGCTGATGTTTATGTTTTGAACAACCGTGACAGAATCGCCACCGCCAGCCATGCGGGTTTGCGTTGGTGAAAGTATCCTGCCATTCTGCGCGGGTACAAATAACTCGCGACCGCTTTCGCCCGTCATGTATGCGTTGCCAGCCTGCACGCTGCCGCCGCCTGCGCGTGTGCGTGTGCCAAATATAGCAGATTTTAAAAATCCACCTACACCGCCACCGAGTGCCGATGTCGCCGCGTTGACCATTTCTTGCACAACTAAAACGCGGTAAAGTTCGCTGATAATTTGCGCCGCCATTGATTTAAAAGCATCCTTCGCACTCATAGTGCCGCTAACTAGCCCCATCATGGCCGATTCAATGCTGCTTTCAACAACTTCGAAAACAGACGCAAATTCACTGGCCGCAACTCGCGCCTCTTGCGTTTTTTGGCGCGCTTGATCAATCATATTGTTTGCCTGATTTTGAGAAATTCTGCCGCTTTCTAATTCTTTGTTAATAATTTCAAGCTGTTCTGCGTATTGTATTGTCGCGTCAACGGCTGGGTTAAGCGAACGCACCAGATCTTCATACGCACTAACTTGCTCCCGTATTGCAGCAGTGCTTTCTTCATCAATAAAATTAATGCCTAAGCCACCTTTATTGGGCGAGGCAGACGGCGACGGTTTTATCATCGGCGTGCCTTCTTTCATGGTCAGTTTTAATGGACCAGTTGGATTAACTAAACTACTTATTTGCGAGTTAATATTGTTAATTTCTGTTGTCAGGCTCAAAAGATCACTTTTTTGCAATTTTATATTTACGTTAAGCATCGGATCAAGGCCCTTTTCAATATCCTGTTTTATTTGCTTTTTTATACGATCCATTAAATTTTGCTTTTCGCTTTGCAGCCTTGCTAATCGGGATTCCAAACTCTGCCTAGTCGTATCGGTTGACTTCTGCAAAATCCCGTCAACAACGCTTTCACGCGGCGTGCGAATATCAGTATCACCCCTTAATTCGCCAAGCACATTTCCAATGACTGCCGAGGCACTTGCCGCAGATGACAATACGCCCAATAGTTTTTCAATCGCCGGGATGCCCGTGTTTATTATAAAGTTAGTCAAATTCTCTAACTCATCCTGATTATTGATCAGCATATTTGTGAAACTTGTTTGTATTGTTGTGCCGAGCGTGTCTAGTTTTGCGTCAAGTGCCGCCGCGCCTGCAACAGTTTCATTTGACATGATCGCGCCAGCGTCCCGCGCCTGCTTGCCGATCTCCTTAAACCCAGATGCATTGTTTCTTAAAAGTGGCACAAGCGCAGTGGCGTCAGATGCCATTGCTTCCATAAAGAAGGTAAAATCTTGCTGGTTTGCGCCTGCTTTCTCCAGTGTGTTGGCATAAAGCTGCAATGCTTGCGGCCCTGATAAATTCCTGAATTGCTCGGCAGTAACGCCAACCAACGGCGCAACTTGCTCAAAGAAATCCTTCATTGGACCGCCCCCGGTCGCAAGAAAATCCCCAACGCGGTCATTCATATCCTTGATAATATCTGACAACTTGTTTTGATCAATGCCGACCGTTTTGGCGGCAAACGCCAACTCTTGAAATTCTTCAGCCGTCGTGCCTGCGATGCGCGCCAAGTCTGCAATCTCTTTGCCAAGCGTAATAGCGTTTCTTGCAGCGCCAACGCTGACCGCCGCCGCAATAATTGGTGCAAGCCGTTTGGCCGCTTTCCCTAAACTGTCAAATGATTTAGATGTGCGGCTTAAATTTTGCTGCGATTTTTTCGCAAATCTGTTGACGTTTTTTGTGCTGCGATCAAGCGCTTTTGTGAGCGCCTTATCCTGAGCGCTGAGAATGATGTTAAGCTGTTCTGCGCTTATTGCCATTGGCCGCAGCCTCCATCATTTGATTTAATTCTGATTTTGTCGGCGCGCCTGATCCCGGTGTCGCGGGTTCGTGCGCTTCTTGCCAACCTTGAAATACAAGGAAAGCATCCTTTGGGATCATGTCGCGAATATCGTCAGGTTTTAGCCCAGCGATTATTCCTGATTTGATCATCTGCCGCACGTTTAGGCGGCGAGGCTTTTCGCTGACTTTTTTTTTGATGCTGTTTCGTCGTTTACGTCGGGCATAAACGCAACGCCCAAAACTGCCTGCGCGATCTGATAAAACCGCAGCAAGCTTTCAGGTCCAGCCGCTTGAATTATTGCATCGGCCTCGGCGTCTTTTTTGCCACCGCCGACCAAGCCAAGCGCCAGCAAGTCGCGCACTTCTTTTGAATTTGGCTTTTGACCGCGATCAAAGAAGCCTTCCCATAATTCAAAGATGCCCCTGTGCTTATCTTCGAAACGTTCAATTTCGCGGTTACGCAAAACAAATGAATAAGAGGCGTCACCGATTGTTTCGACAACGCCTCCCCTAGGTGCTTCAGCGGTTATGCTCATCAATCAGCGACGAATGTGACCAATGTTGAAGATGATAGGCTGATCGAAAACGTCACAGCGCCTTCAGTTTCGCCGCCCATCTCAAAGCTATCTACATGGAACGCGCCATAATATGCGCCAAATCCCGGCACAGTGATTTTAATATTTCTGATCGGGCTTGCCGATAAAACTAGCGTGTTCATTGCATCCAAGCTGGTCGTGCCAGCAAAAATGCCGTCTCCGCTAATAGTCATCTGTTTTAGACCAGACAGGCTTTCGGACCAAATCACGCCAGCTTCAGCGCCATCCACAGGCGTCGTTGCGTCAATTGGCGAGTTATTGATTGTCAATGATTTTGAATTAATTCCTGCGATGGTTGTGTAAGTGTCATCTGCGTTTGCATCGCCATCGGCCTGAGTGCCAAGCGCCAGCAGCAAGCCGCGCCCAAGTTGCTTTGCCATTGTCGTGGCTCCTTCTGTGGGAAAATGGACGTCATCCGACGTTCAAAAGCGGGTGCCTAAGCCGCGAAAAAGGCAGTCAAAAACCTAAGTGGTTTCCATCATCACGTTAAAAGAAATATAGGCTGTATAGCCTCGCCCATCGGCGTCTCTCTCAGCGAAATAATCGTCAAAAATAAGCTCAATCAGGTTAAACCCTGTTGTCGTTACGCTGGCCTCTTGCCTGTGCAATGCAGCCCTGACAGCCTCGACAACTTGCGTTGCTTCAACACGACCTGACGCGCTGCGAGAATGTGCGCGCATAGTTAAATCAACCCGCGCGCCTGTCTTGTCATCAACATCAAATATGCGTGGCTGCACCTCAACAAAACGCAGGTATGGAAACACAACATCTGCAGGCGGCTCGTCATATACGCGCGTAGATATAAGCGCGGTCAGATCGGTATAATTAATCAGCCGCGTGCGAATACCTTTCTGCAGCG